AAGAGTCACGATGATTTCACGAGAGATAATCTCCGAGCATTTGTAAAGAAACTTGTTCGAGATAGATTGGTATATGACAAGATTAACTTCGAGCTTATCTACGATACAAAAGGTGAGTTAAACCGATTCAAAGCGGTCGATGCGTCTACTATCTATGTAGCCGTAGATGAGAAAGGTCATGAACCTAAAGGAAAGAATGTTGCCAAATACGTACAGATTCTAGAGCGTAGAAAGGTAGCAGAATTTAAAGCAAAAGAAATGGCTTGGGAGGTACACAATCCGAGAACCGATATTACAGTCGGCCGCTACGGATATTCCGAGTTAGAGGTTGCTATGAACCACTTACAGTACCACGAAAATACAGAGCTATTCAATGCTAGGTACTTCGCACAAGGTGGTACTACACGAGGTCTATTACACATCAAAACGGGACAAGACCAATCAAACCAAGCGTTACAGGCATTTAGACGTGAATGGACCGCAATGTTTAGTGGTATCAATGGAGCTTGGAAGATTCCTGTAATCTCTGCCGAGGATGTTAATTTCGTTAACATGACTCAATCATCTAGAGATATGGAATTTGAGAAGTGGTTGAACTATTTAATTAACGTATGTTGCTCTATCTACGCTATCGACCCATCTGAGATTAACTTCCCTAACCGTGGGGGAGCTACAGGTAGTAGTGGTAACTCTCTAAACGAGGGTAGTACGAAAGAGAAACATCGTAGCTCTAAAGATAAAGGGTTAGAGCCTTTACTGAAGTTCATCGAAGATGCAATCAACAAATATATCGTTGCACAATTTGGGGATCGTTACTTATTTAGTTTCGTTGGTGGAGATGTTCAAACAGAACGTGAGATTATCGAAATCCTAGCAGCTAAAGCAGAAATCGGTCTAACAATTAACGATGTTCGTAATGAACTAGGTTTACCTCCTATCGAAGGTGGAGACATCATTCTAAATGGTGTTCACGTACAACGTCTAGGTCAAATCATGCAAGAAGAGATGATGAAACAACAAATGGCTATGACACCTAACGGACAAGTTCCAGGTAACAAGAAAGAGCAGACACCGAAGGAAGAGAAGTCCCAAGCAGAGCAAAAAGGGATGAACGGTAACTCTAGTAATGTTAACGGTAAAGGAACCCACAACAAAGGGGTAGGCAAAGACGGACAGGTTAAAGGTGCGAAGAATACAAACGCTTCAAAACAAGGCGGTAAAGGTAAATAATCCTCAATTAAGTGGTACTTCTGTTATATTAATAGCATCAAAACGTGCTTGTAAGGTCGGTATACTTTACAGGCGCATACCACTTAGAGGGGAGGATACCTAGATGCAAGCTGTTAACCCCATAACAGGTAAAGTTAATTTATTCGTTCCTATCGACATCGAAGAGTCTATCAGTAAGAGTAACGAAGATACAAGTAGTAAATCGTGGTGCCTGAGAGGTTACGCTACAACGCCTGACCTTGACTTACAAGACGACATTATTGATCCGAGAGGAATTGATATCAGTCATTTCATCACTCACGGGTATCTAAATTACGAACACTTCCAAGGTGAAGAATACAAGGTTGGTGTTCCTACTGAAGGTACACATGTAGATGATGTTGGTTTATTCGTAGAGGGTAAGCTATACAAAGATAATCCATATGCGAAGAGTATTTGGAATCTAGCTAACAGTATTCAAAAATCAGGTATTGATAGAAAGATTGGATTCTCTATCGAAGGTTTTGCTAAATCTAGAGACAAAGCTGATCCACGGATTATTAAAAGTACATATATCACAAATGTGGCGGTTACAACAAGTCCTGCCAACCCGAATGCAGTATGGGATGCTTTCATGAAGAGTTGGCAAGTTGGGTACGCAATTACACCTGAAGAGAGTGTAGGAGTTGCTGCTATTAGTCCTGATAGTCTAGCACGAAGCTTATACAACTTATCTTGGTCATTGAAAGAAGAAGATGAATCTAAGTTTAAGGATGTATGGGGAGAAGTTGGTAACTACTTAGATGCAATGGAAAGATACACACCTGAGAGTGCGATCCTATTCTTACAGATTTCAAAAGGATATTCAAGGGTAGAAGCTAAAGAGAAGTTAGAACAACTATCTCAACAAGCTAAACAAAACATTTAAACTGAAGGGAGTTTAACTAATGAGTGCGAAACAAACTTTTGCTAAATTAACTGAAGACTTAGAACAGCTAGAAAAGTCTGACAAAGAAAAAGAGGTTACAATCGAGGAGCCGAAAGCACCTATCGAAGAACCTGAAGTGGTTGAACCTGCTAAAGAGGAGCCAGTAGTAGAGGAGCCTGTTAAAGAGGAAGAACCAAAAGAGGAGCCAAAAGTTGAGGACGAAGAACCTGCTAAAGCTGAGGAACCTGAAGAAGTAGAGAAGTCCAAGAAAGATGAGGACGAAGACGAAGACAAGGAGAAAGAAAAATCTCCTAAAGACAAGAAGGATAAGAAAGATAAGGATAAAGACAAGAAAGAGGATAAAGAGGAAGTTAAAAAATCCGAAGATTCTCTAGACAGTGCCGACATCCTTAAAGCTTTCGAAGCAGTTGTCAAGTCTAACGGTAATTTACATGAGAAAGTAGCAGGTCTTGAAAAAACTTTAGCTACGATCCTAGAAGCTCTTTCTAAATCACAAGAGGTTACAGAGGAAGTTACAGAAGAACCTACTACTGAAGAAGCAGAGGTTACTGAAGTTGAAGAAGAGGTAGCTAAATCTGAACAACCTGTAGAAGAGGAAGAAGAGTTAGAAGGTAAAGCAGTTGAGTTCGTTTCTAAGTCT